CAGCTGGTGGAACATGGCCAACGACTACGTGATCAACGGCATGCTGGTAACAGATAAGATCGGTAAGATGCCTACCAAGAAGGTCGCCGACGTTGACGAGAAGGGCGAGACCAACCAGCGTGTGGGTCTGTACGATGACAAGTATCTGGGTTGGACTTCTGAGGCAGTGTATGATGACCTCGAGAAGCGCAAGGTCAAGAAGCAGATGACGTTAGACGTGCATCTCGAGCTTGGTGCAGACGGCAATGGCAAAGGCAAGGGTCGCCAGGCTGTGGACAAGGATGGCAATCCCATCAAGGTAAGCGAGGAAGAGCTCAAGAAGATCCGCGAAGAGATGAAGAACAAGGTGCTGCAGGCTGCGCAGGCAGCGGCAGGCAAGATGCCAGCCAGCTTGCAACGTCTCGTAGACGATCTCATCGAACCAAAGATCAATTGGCGCGATCTCTTGCAACAGAACATCCAGAGCTGCATCACTGATGACTTTACTTGGATGCGTCCTAACCGCAAGCACATGTATGGTGGCATCTTCCTTCCAACTCTGGACAAGGATGATACCATTGACATCGCTATCGCCATTGACATGTCAGGTTCAATCAGCGATGACATGGCCAAGGACTTCCTCAGCGAGGTCTATGGCATCATGCAGATGTACAATGACTTCACCATCAGCGTGCTTTGCTTTGACACGCAGGTCTACAACTTCCAAAAGTTCACCAAGGACAGCGCAGATGACTTGCTGGCCTATGAGTGCAAAGGCGGTGGTGGTACTGAGTTCATGGCATTCTGGAAATACTGGATGGATGAACAGATTGAACCAAAGAAGGCAGTGATCTTCACAGACGGTTATCCATTTGGTAGTTGGGGCCCAGAAAGCTACTGTGACACGCTGTGGATCATCACAGAGGGACACAAGACTCGCGTGAAGCCACCGTTTGGTCAGTATGCGTACTATGACCACGACACAGGTGTTGAAGAGATCGGACAGGCTGCTTAATGCAGCCTGTATTCTCCAGGGAGGTATGAAATGAGCATGGATAATCATATCAACAAGTTGCGTACAGAACACCAAGCCCTCGACGATGAGATCGATCGCATGGAGCGCACAGGTCGCTACGACGACGATGCCCTGCATCAACTCAAAAAGAAGAAGTTGGCTCTAAAGGATGAGATAGCTAAACTATCAACAGCCAACAACACGAAAGCGAAAGAATAATGGAAGGTACACCAGGAGAATTCCGACCACAGCTGGCACAGCTCAGTGCCCAGCTGTGTGCCATGGTAGCAGAACGCTTGGCCATGTGGACCAGAGACATGCCGCCACAGGAACGCCAGAAGATCATAGACATGATCGAGGAAAAACTGCCAGTGGTAGTGACCAACAGCATTGAAAAGACTGCTAGCCTGCACAGCGCTGCAGGTGTTGCATATCTAGAAGAGCACTTGGAAGATTGGGCCGACACATGGGCCAAGAAATTCATAGGCAAGGATTGATACAGCACAGCCAGCTCAACGGCAGCAATGTCATCGTGGAAATACCACAGGACAGCTTTGCCGTGAGCATGCTAGAACAGCATCTGCAGCTGAACTATCCGCTGGCATACATACATGACTTGGCTTACCAGATGCAATGGAAAGCCAGTTCAGTCAAGCTAAAGATCTCATTCGAGAACCAAGAAGACGCAATACATTTCCATCTCAGGCACAACGATTAGGAGGCACAGATGAACGCACAAGAACTCGGCAGAGAGATGATGCACCGCAGCGGCGATCTCAAGGATGATCGACAGAGCTGCGATTGGGCACGCATTGGTCAGATCTTGACCATGCTTGGCACACCAAAGATGCCAAAGACCATCCGCGAGCTCAAGACAGCTGACAAGACCATCATAGCCGACGCGATCAGAACTCTCAACGCACGTTTATCTGGTTGAGTGTTATAAACGCATATCAGCCTAGGATTTTTTGCAGGTATCATAAATAATTCCACAGTTGCTGTTGAACTAGCACAAGGGATTAGTTATGAAGATCGTAGTCAAAAAGATCTGCATGCCGTTGGCAATGTTCATGATATTCTTCTTGGCTGGCATGGTCGGATTGACCTGCGAACAATGGCACAACGATCTTGCATTTAGCACAACTGCGTTCCTAACTAGCTTTGGCAGCATGACAGGCGTGGCTTTTAGGATATACTACGCCCTATCTTAAAAATAATTTGGTTCTGGACATTAAACTGCTTAATACTGTAAGCAATCTCGTATTAAGGAGTTGAAAATGAACGATCAAACTGTACAGCCGCAGGCCGATTCAGTCATCAATCTAGCAGATCTACAGAACATTCTCACTGTGTTAGATCTGGCTAGCAGCCGCGGTGCGTTCCGCGGCGCAGAGCTGGAGCCAGTTGGTCAGCTCTATAACAAATTCAAGAAATTCGTAGACAGCGCTGCTGCTCAACAACAGCAGAACGGCGATGGTGCTGCCAATGGCTGAGATGATGAAACACATAGGCCAGATGGAAAACACTGGCAAGCAGGTCGTGGTAGTATTCATGAGCCTACCAGGCGATGATGAACACGCATTGGTCATTGACACTGATGCGCTGCCCGATCAATACAACGAAGCGCTGCGCAAGATCGTAGAGAGCGTTGAAGGTCAGCAGAGCAAGGATCTAGGCGAGCTGCTTGGCCGCCGTCCTGCTCCAGATGGCACTGGTGCAACAATGCTGCAGAAGCTGCACCAGGCACAGCGACTAGACAAGGTGCCAGTGGACTTGGTTCACATGACTCCTGCTCGCGGCATGAAGTTCCCGCTGCGACAGATCCTGGAAGCCATGAAGCAGGTTGACGATTCTACTCCACCAGACCTCAATGATCTGGATCCAGTGACTCGTGCACAGGTCATTGCCGAGATGGGCAAATTCAACGTGCATCAGAGCAACATGGAAGGCACTACTGCTGATGGTCGTGCACAAGAAGCACGAGACTTGATCCGCATGGCTGAGATGTTGGAAGCTGACGCTACTGCTCGTCGTGCACAGGCTTACGCGATTGATCCTACTCTGAACCCTGGTCACAAAGCCAAGGCCAAGACTGGTTCATGGTTGGAAGACACAGCAGCGCCTGCTGCTAAGAAAACTGCGCCTAAGGCCGCAGCTAAGAAACCAGCAGCCAAGAAGCCAGCTGCTAAGAAATAATATCACTTAAAATTGATATGAGATACGAGGACGGATTATAACAATCCGTCCTTTTTCATTTGCTCGCGCACTGCAGTAGCAGAAATGCTATGGATGTCTGCATCAAAGACTTCTTGCTCAATAACATAACCAACGTCTCGACCATAGGTGATATTAACGATGTTTGGTACCAACTGTACCACATACTCGTCGCCGTGCATGTAACCTTTCTTGCCTAACTCTCTGATAATGCGATCACGCACTACGTCATAATAGAAGGGATTCTTCTCGTCCGTGCCACCAGTGTCTCTGACCATTATACATACTTGTCCTGTCTTGGCCACTGCTCTCTCAAACAGAGCAAAATGCCCATCGTGCCAAGGTTGATATCTGCCTATTAACACTACAGTTGGTGCCGAATTATTCCATTTATGTCTCAAGTGTGTCTCCTAATTTCTTACAGTTTGTGAAATGCCATCGACTCATAGATCCACCAAATTTACCAACTGTACCACAATGCGGGCAGACTACAGTCGGAGCGTTTTTCCTTGCTGCTGCTATTGATTCCTTTACATATTCTTTCTCATCAGCCGTTCCTCATACCAAAGAACATGGCCTTTATCCAGCTAGGGTTTTCTTCAATGTCCAAGACTTCGTGTATGTACTTAGACCAAAATTCGCAGTCTTGAGTATCAACCCTAAAAGCATATTGGCTTGGTTCCAAAGGTACGAAGATCTTGTTGGTATCTGCGAAGCGTCCTTCTTTGATAGTATCTACCCAGATCACCGTAGCAGGTCCAAAAGCAGATCTGGTCGCCGGCGTAGGGCAGATGAAATCTGCTATGGCCCAGTTGCCTGATTCAACAACCTTGTCGCACAACCAGCCCATGCGCCGCGCCTGTTCTATCCTGTCGGCTTCGCTGAAGCCGAGATCCTTATTGATCTGAGCACGCACATCATCTGCATTCCAATGCACTGCCTCGAGCTTTTTCTTGAGTTCCTTGGCCAACATGGTCTTGCCGGCACCAGGTAATCCCATTATCAGTATCTTCTTGTTAGGCTTCATTGTGTTCTCCTAGCATTGGGAACTGTTCAGTGACGATGTCCCAGCATGCATCTGCTATCTCACGATGTTCTTTCTGCGTTCCATTAGCACGGCGAAGGTCGCAATAGTGTACCCAGCTGCGCAAGCTGCCTGCCATGTAGATCCTGCTTTCAGTGAGACCTTCTGGCAACAGCGCACGAGCCTGCTCCTTGGCAATACCCATGTTGATGGCTTTGGTATACTGACGCTTGGCATCTTCTATGGCCAGCTCTTGCATGCTAGCCCACAGTTCCTGCAGTTCATCATCATCTGCTTCAATGCTGTTCTGACGATTCTTGGCATCCTGCAGGCGTGCTTCTCTGGTAACGAATCCCAGTGACTTGGTTGGATCAGCATAGCGCTGGCTAAACTCTTGGAAGCTGAAGCTGCGATGTCGCAGTATCTGCCTTGCTATGTCGCGTGTTGTATTGATTTCCATTGTCATGTGCACCATCTCTAGCGGAGACCAGTGCGCATTTTTTATTAGATACCGTATCAGCTTTGAGCTGGTACCGTGATTGTTTTGGTTGGCTGGGTTAGATACCCTAGCGCAATATGCCACCAGCTCTTCTGCGGTGGAGCATTCGTCGATGGTTGGTTTGGATATAGCTACGAGTTTTACTGTCATAGCAAATTATTGACTGTATGTCACCACACAGTCAATTCTAATTTTTACGTTTTGCGGTACGTTTGCTCTTTGGCTTTACAGTGACCTTGAATGCATCAGCTGTGTTAAGCTTGCCCAATAGATCAGCAGCCCAGCTATCAATGTCGGAACGCAACTTGGGGAAATTGATGCTCATCCTGCAGCTGCGTATCTCGCTTTCTTCAGGACTGAGCTCTCGTTCTTGCTCTATTATCTCTGCAAAATGCTTGCCACTTACCTTGATGGTGCTGCCATCTTTGGTCTGTATGATCACGCTGCGTATGTATCGTGTTGGTGGTTCGTTTTCTATGCTTAGACTATCAAAAATCTCGTCCCAAGCAGCATCAGCTGCCTTGTCAACTATCTTCTTGGGGGAAGGTGCCATTACGGTGATCCCTGTTGAACTTACACTACTATTTATGGTACCGGGCATTCCCCATTGCATCCTTTTACTCCTAATCTAACAAACCAGATATCTCTGGAAAGGTATCCACAAAGCTCAAGCCACGCTGGCGATCCAACAGCTTGATCCACTCCTGCAGCTCTGGCATGCGTTCGCTCCAATCTTCTTTGTCCATGAAATCTAAAAGACCGCGCAATCTCTTTATACCATAACCAGCTTTGAAGAAGTCTTCCTTGCTTATACCCGATTGTGCAGCACCAGTGGTGTTTTGCCAATTATCTTCAAGCCACAAAAAGAATTCCTCGAACTTTTCTCGCACCATCTGCTTGGCCCACTTGGGCAGCACCTTGACGTTTAGCTGTGGAGGCCAATAGGCCAGATGCCAATTGATCATGCCAGCACCGTTTGGCCAGGAGTTGAATTTCTTGAAGTTTTGGCTCAGCTTCCACTTGATCATGTCTGGGATGTAGTAGATGTTCAGCGCCATGACCGTGACAGCCGTGGTTACCATCACGTTGTCAGGCGTGTTGTCCAGCTTGTGCATGTTGGCAACCAGCTGATCCCAGTTGCTGGGATAACGTATGTAATCGTTCTTGTCACCAAAGCTGTCCATGCTGAAATGGAACTTGACTCTGCGGAAGTGGCTCCAACAATCAAACAGCCTCTGCGGTAGTTCCACAGCATTGCTGTTGTAGCGCAGCTCTATGTCCTTGGCATGACCTCGCTTGATCACTTCTTCCAACAGCGTGTAATGTTCTTCAATGATAGTGCTCTCACCGCCAGCAAAGTACAGCTGCTTCATGTGAGGTATCTGATCGTAAAGCTGCGACCAAAACTCTGGATTATTCATGTGCCAGTTGTAGCTGGCACCATGCTGCTTGCCCTTGTCTGCCCAGTTCCAGCTTTCTTTAAGCCTGTTGTTTTGGATCTGAGGATACATCTCGTTCCATTCTTTGACCCATCCGCTGCTGTCGTGCGGGCTGCACATCACGCAGGCCAGCTGGCACTTGCTGCCCAGGCGCAGATCAAGATAGCGTATCCGCGGACTGACAGCACCGTCTTCAGTTGTATCGCTTATGATGTCATCCAGGCCCAGCTCATCAATCCAATAGGCTGTTTCCCAGTTGCGCTTGCTCTGGACGCCGGCTTCTTCTTCCTTGTAGCACTTGAGACAGCTGGGAGGCTTCTCTCCTCGCAGCATCATCTTGCGCACATTGCGCATGTAGTCATTGTTCCATGCTTCCATCAGCGTGCTGTTGTTGAGATTGGCAGGTGTGCCATCAGCTGTGCGCAGCACTCCTATCTGACCACCGCCGCTCTTCTTGGTGCTGTCTGGATCTTGAACGCTGCTGGCATTGGCTGTGCAGCACACTCGCATGGCTCCATCTGGACGGCTGCTGAGATGCACCCAGGGCAACGCACAGAAGGTTTTGCTTGGTAATTCTGTCATGCTACTCTCTCGTTCTGCTTGAACTGGCTGCCAAATTGATCGAAGCCAGAACCGCATGTTTTAGCGCATACTCGCAGCTTGCCATCAGTGATGCTTGGCTGCGACCAGCTGTCAGCTATCTTATTGAAATAACTACCATTTACAATAGATTCCAGCGGGTTTTTGATAGCATTTACGTGATCAGTGTCATAGTCTAGCAGCTTCCAGATCTCGCTTTGCTTGTAGGGCCAATACCACACATAAAGCTGGTTAGCTGTCCAACAGCAGGGCATGGCTAGTCCTTCCGCGCTGATATAAAGGCTCTTGTCCTCTGATACCTTGCACTTGACACAGGTCTGATCGAGGTATCCCTGCATGCTGCCAAACTGATCAACCAGCGACTGCTCATTGACCAAGCTGTCATTGTGATATTCTGCGTTGTCTGGTTTTTCTATGTGGTATTCAACCATGCCATTGCGGCTCCAAACTGGCTGGCTGTCCTTGCCCTGCAGCTTGGTGTTGCTGAAGAAGCGCCCGGTCTTCTTGGTACGGAACTGCTGGAATCCCATCTGTTCACTGAGCCTGCGAGCATCTTCTATCTGATGCTCGTTGTGCTTGAACACTATGAACTCCCATTGAGCTATGCCACCAGCATCTATGAATGCCTGCGCATTATCCATGATCTTTTGCCAGTTGGTACCGCGCCTATAGATGTGGTTGGTATCAGCCAGACCGTCTAGTCCAAACTTGGCATAATCGCCCTTGCGACTGAGCAGCTTGCCAAGGTTAGTCCACCACGCAGGAGTGCGTGCGCTGGCATTGGTATGTATGCCCAGCTTGATGTTGGGATTTATCTCCCGCAGCCAAGCAAAAACTTCCAATGTATCATTTGCCACGATAGGATCGCCATAGTTGCCGCACATGTAAAGCCTGTTGAGCCTGCGCACGAAATCCTCAGGCATGATCTGCTGTATATCAGCGAGGCTCAGTTCTGTCTGTGGCAAGTGTTCGTTCTCTGGCCCACCAAACTTGTTGCGACCACACATGGGACAGCTGGCATTGCACTTGTCCGTTATCTCGAGATGAACGGTGTTGATATCCTGATAATCATAGATCATGATTTGCATCCAACAACAGCTTGACAGCAGTCCCAGGTCCCGTCCTGCTTGGTAGGTCGCCATATTTACTTACATACCAAGCTATCACACTGCAATACCATGCATGGCTGTCATGATGTGCTGCTTGATTGAACTGCACCAATTCATGGTTGCCGAATCCCTGTCCACTGGCTAGGACTCGTGCGGCTTCTGTCTGCAGCTGCCTAACAGTCAATGAATCAATCACAGAGGTCATTTACGTCCTATCAGCATGAAACGCTGATACAGTGTACAGTCTAACTGTCCAGCATACAGCAATTCACCAAAAGGATACATGGCCTTGAAACTGTCAAGATCAGTGGTGCTGTTGTCATGTTGGTCATTTTCATGCCAGTTGTTGTTCTGCAGTATCACCAACTTGCCAGCTGGTATGCGATCCCACCAAGATCTGTCAGAACCCATGTGATCGCAGCTGGTGTTTATGATCGTATCCGCAGCATCCTGTATGGGATGGCTCATGCGATTGTTGACTGTGCTCCAAACGCTCCATTCAAAGCAATCATAGTCCAGCAGGTTCACGTCTTTGGTAAACGCTTTGAATTGCCATCCTGCCTTGACGTTTTCCTTGTTGAGCTTTTCTGCCAGCTCCTCACAGTTTGGATCTATGTCAAAGCTCCTCACAGATGTCAATTTGAGATCATCTGATCTAGTGAACATGAGATAAGACAGCGTGCCTATCCATCCACACAACACCCAAGTCCTGCCAAGTGGTATACCCAAGCCGATCGCAGTGTCAATGAGCCAGCGCTTGCTGTCCAGTTGCCCTTGGCTGAAGGCATCCAACACGTTCACGCTGTCTGCAGCTGTATCGTAGATGCTGAGATAGGTCTTGAAGAATGATTCTCTGTCTGCAGCCAAGTCCCACATCTTGTGCAATATACCAGCATGCCACGGTTGATCGCGCAATCTAGCCAATCTAGGTGCTGGCCAATCCAATATCTGTGCAAAGCTCTTCAGTTCAGTATCAGTCAGTTTCATCACGAACTGCAGCGTCTCTGGATGAGCCTGCAACCTCAGCAGCACGTCTTTATCACCTAGATCCATGATCACTTCCTACCTATGAGCATGTGTCGTTGGTATGTACCACAGTCCAGCGTACCTTTATATAGGACTCGCTTCATGCTTGCTCGAGACGCCAGTTCATAGACGCTGTCCATGTTGTTGACATGTCCCTCGTAGCTATCATGGCTGCTGCATTGCAATACCAACAGCTTGCCCTGAGGAATGTTGGCATACCATGAATCAAAATCCACCAAGTGTTCACAGCTGGTATTGATGATGGTATCAGCTGATCCAAAATCTCGTTCAAGAGATCCGTCTGATTTCTTTGTGTACCAAAAATGGTCATCATACTGCAGCTGCATGACATCAGCCGTGCTGGCTTTGAACAACCAATCCTGTTTGACTTCTTGTTTATTCAGCATGTCTGCTAGATCCGTGCAGATTGGATCTATATCAAAGCTACGTATGGAATCAAAGTTAAGATAAGTCTTCTTCTTGAACATGAGATAAGCCAGAGACCCTATCCATCCGCACATGATCCAAATGCGCCCTAGGTCCATGTCAAGCCTTATCAGCGTGTTGATCAACCACATCTTGCTGTCTATCTGGCCTCGGCTAAAAGCATCCAGTATGCTTTCTTTGTTGGCACCGGGGTACTCGTATATCTCGAAGAAATTGCGTATGAAAGTCTCATCGCGCATGGGTACCAAGTTCCACATGTGATGCAAGACTCTGAGATGCGCTGGTTGATTGCGCAGCTTGACCAGTATGGCAGGCGACCACGATGTGATAGCGACGAATGATTCTAGTTCATCAGGAGATAGCTTGATGACGAACTCAAGCACATCAACGTCGTTAGCCAGCTTCTGCAGAACATCCTTGTTCTTGAGATCGCTTATCATAACATCAGGCCTTTTCTAGGCGGGTGCATATAGTTGGCCTTGATCCACTTGCTGGTGCTGCTGTCTAGCTCAGGAACGAAAAGATTGAACTGGTCTTGCAACAGACTGCTGTATCTTTCTAGTGCAGGCTCAAGGTTTACCCGAGATGATTTGGTCCAATGCCGATCAAACCAATCATAATCATTGATGACTGTGTTTTCAACCACACCTGAATACAGTTCGTGGAATCCCTGCCTCGCTCCCAGCATGGCCCATGCACCGTTTTCAACGTCTCTACCTACGGTCATCCATAGATTGAGCTTGCTGGCATTGCCCTTGTGCAGCAATGTGATTTCTGTTATTGGATTTTTCATAGGCACGCCGTCGAGATAGCTCATCTTGATGCCTTCTCGGTAACCTGCTCGCCAGGCTTGGTACGGCGTAGCGTTGTTGACGTTGATGCTGCCCAACACATCTATCTGATAGTAGCGCAAGGCCCAGCAGAAATCGGTAGTGTTGCTGCTCTCGTGTGTGCTGCTATTCAACAATATGTTTCTGTTCCAGCACTTGAGACCACCGTTGCCGTATTCCAATCCATTGATGGCATTCTTGCTCTTGAAGCTGAAAACCACATCTTCCATGCCAGTGTCATTCAGCAGCGTGTCAGCAGCTTCTGGTAACAGCCAATTGTCTCCATCGATCGTAACAAAGCGCTCGGTCAGAGACTGCATGGCGCAGGTTTTGTGTGCTGTTTCAAATCCCTTTACGCCATGCACGCGTCGCGCATGAGGCAACACAGAAGTGACGTTCCTCCAGTTTTCTTCACAGTTGGGTTCATCGTAACTGATATAGAAAATCTCTAGATCACGAAACCAAAACTCGCTCATGCTAGACCATCCATCTCATAACGTTGTCTTAGCCAAGACCAATCGTTGATCTTCATCAATTGATCAGTACCTCTGCTGTCCAACCCAAATTGCCTACCAGCTTGTGCACCAAGCAGGCACCAATGTCCGTACTCTCTGCCTTGTCCCACGGTGCACCATGTTTCCAAACGCTGCTGTGTCTCGGAATTCACTTGACCATCTATCACACCGCTGGCCAGCTTTGCACATTCACGGAAGGCACTGCGCCACGTGTTATATGGATCAGTGTTGAATGCAGTGAGGTTGGAAAGCTGATGCACCACCTTGTATTTTCTATTGATGCTGCTGGTCATGTCCGGTTTGAAATCTCGGTCAACCAAGCGACGAACATCTAGCGTTGGCAGCAGCTTGACCGCACCATATCCATATACCAAATCGTTGATTGGATTCCTAGCTCTGAACACATGCACATGATCAAGCTGATGGTCAGGTACCACGTGATCAAAAGCAAACGCGTCATCTATCACAGCGTCACCGTCTACGCAGTAGAACATGTCTGTACTGACCATGGTAGCGGCCACGATGTGAGCCATGTGTATTCCGGTGATACCATGCAGCCGCTTGGCTATGGGAAATCGCGATTTCAGTCGCTTCCAATTTTCCTCAGCATTTGATTCCTCATAGCTGATGAATACGATATCGTACATATCATCCTCTCAGTGCAGACAGCAGGTTAGATCGCGTTGGCGGTTCCAGATGGCGTTCACGATTATTAAACATTTCCATGAGCCAATCAAAATCGTTTATGTTTTTCAATGAACCTGCGCTGAACGATTCACGCCAATCCAGATAGTATGCTATTCCTGCTCTAGCACCCTGCATGCTGGCTTCTGCATATTCTGCACCGTTATCTACAGTGCACCAGACCATCAGTCGTTCCATGCTTTCTAGATGATCGCCGTTCTGCACGTTTACGCAGAGTTTCACAGCTTCTCTGAAGCCGCTACGCCATGAGCCCAGCTCATCGCAGTTATATTTGGTAGTAGCTACCACATCTGGAATGATCTTGATGTTGCCAACCGTCGTAGTAAAATCTAACCAGTTGGATTTGAACTCTCGCACCAACCTCGTGGGCCAGAGCTTGATTGCGCCCCAACCGTATTCCAGACCGTTCACAGGATTGCGGCTGTGCCATAGATGTAGATACTGCTTGTCATAATCCGGTGGATGGTAATCAAAACCAAAGCTGTTGTCTGCTATGGTATCAGCATCAACCGTCCAGAACATGGGTGTGCTGCTCAGCTCAGCGCAACGCAAATGAGCTTTATGTATGCCCTTGATACCGCTTACGTGTTGAGCTCGCGGGAAGCGAGCCTGCAAGCGATTGAAATTTTCCTGTGCATATGGTTCTTGGTAGCTGATGAAAAAGATGTCATGCGGCACAGTTCTCGAAGCTATTGCGTCCATGAACTTGATGGACTTCAAGCTGCCTTGTTGCAGCTCTTCGCTATCAGGTGCATAGTATCCCGGAACCAGGTATATGCCGGTGTGAGTTCCTGCAGAAGTCTTCCAGACATGCACATAATTCCTATCCCATGTGGGAGGACGCCAATTGATATCAAACTCGGCGTCCAATATCACGTCATCCATCACGATCCAATGCATCTCAGTGACGGCTTGCGTACCAAGTGACAACGCAGCATGAGCTATGTCAATGTGATCATGATAAGATGCATGTATCACATCATAAGCACGCAACGTGTGCACGGGACCAGACATTGGCTTGATCTTGGACAAGACTCCTGTTGATATCTCTTCTTCGGTCAACTTGTATCTGTTTGGTACTAGATAGACCCCAGCAAACTCATTTATAGTATTACCAAGATGATCAACTGTGGGCCAAACATGCACATATGGACGGTCCCAGGTTTCAGTTTTCCACGAGAGATCAAGATCTTGATTGATGTCAACGTCGTCGGTGATCAACCAATGCATGCTGGTCATGCACATGCGAGTTGATGCAGCTATGGCCTGGGTTATGCTAGCGACATTTGGTAGATATTTGGCATTGGGATATGCAGCACGAAAATTTTCATACGCAGGATTGTTCTTATCATGCTTGCTGCAGAATACTATATCATACATTAGACTGCCGATATGTGACGTATCTGGTCATATCCTACCAATGGTCTTGGTGGATTGATGTAGACATTCTTGAAGAACTTGCTTTGCACAGCATCTAGATCTGCAAC